ACACCCCCCACCCCCTATATTTTTGGAATATACTTTTCTTGCTCTTCACGTGAGCACGGGGGAAAATGGATTTTTCGCTTCGCATGCTTTAGGTCCCATGAGTACCCCACCCCTTGTGCTTTGTATTTACTGTGTTATATTTCGGGGAACTGGAGCGCATTTATTTGTATTACGCCCTGCAATGACAATTAATATTGAGCCTAACAAGGACATTCCTCCTCCGTACGACATGGCGGACGTGGAGACTTCGTCTTTTGCGGAAGAGCTTGCAGTCATTGCTAATACCCAAGATCTCTTAGAACAACTTGGTCCTCCCCCTGAAATCACCCAAGAAGACGCAGTAAAAACGGCAAGCCTCCTAGATAAAGCCGTGAAGACTCAGAACAAAGCTGCCCTATCCAGCCCACCCGTTGCATTTGCTGCACGGGAGTTTTTGCGTGTATATAGCGGACGTATAGCCGCCGAGATGAGCGACGTTCGTGCGGCGCTTACCAATAAGCTACTAGAGCTAGCAAACTGTGGGGACCCTCGGTTTGAACTTAAAGCACTAGAACTACTAGGCAAGCACTCCGATATAGCTTTATTTACAGAACGTTCCGAAGTAACCGTGACCTACAAGAATTCATCCGATCTAGAGACAGCTATTAAGGAGCGGGTTAAGCGCCTACTGAACGCTAGAGATATTACCCCTGAGAATGACGCCATGAGTAATCTGGATGACGCGCTGGGTATAGTAGATATGGGTACGCCAGTAGAGGTAAACGCAGAAGCGACGGTAGACGAGCTTGAAGGCAAAAAGTGAGGGCTAATTAAAAATAAATATGAGTAGCCTCCTAGACACCATATCTCTTAAAGATATACCGAAGATTCTCCCTATGTTGTCTGAAGCGGAGCAGTTAAAGCTCGCAGAAGAGTTAGAGTTATTAGAAAAGCTTCAAAACAAAGAGTTAGCCCAAGTACGGTTCATGGCGTTTGTTAAGAAGGTCTGGCCTGTGTTCATAGAAGGTCGCCACCATAAAGAGATGGCAGCCGCATTCGAGGAGGTAGCAAATGGAACGTGTAAGAGACTTATTATTAATATGCCACCTAGGCATACAAAATCTGAATTTGCTAGTTACCTCCTTCCTGCTTGGTTTCTGGGTAAATATCCTCAGAAGAAAGTTATTCAAACCTCCCATACCGCTGAGCTTGCTGTGGGCTTTGGACGTAAAGTCCGTAACTTGGTCGACTCAGACGTATACAAGTCGATATTTCCAGGAGTTGGACTCCAAGCAGATAGTAAAGCCGCAGGTCGTTGGGCGACTAATAAGGGCGGAGATTACTTTGCAATCGGTGTTGGCGGAGCGGTCACTGGTAAGGGCGCAGATATTCTCATTATTGATGACCCGCACTCAGAACAAGAAGCCGCACTAAGCGAAACTAACCCAGAAATCTACGATAAAACGTACGAATGGTACACATCTGGTCCACGGCAGCGTCTCCAGCCAGGCGGCGCGATCATTATAGTGATGACACGGTGGTCTAAGAAGGACTTAACAGGTCAAGTTATTAAAGCTGACGCCCAAAGAGAGGGCGAAGGGTGGAAAGTTATTGAGTTTCCAGCTATTTTTGACGATGGAGAGCCACTTTGGCCTGAGTTTTGGCCCATAGAGCAGCTTTTAGCCTTAAAAAACGAACTTCCATCAGGTAAATGGCAGGCTCAGTACATGCAGGCGCCCACTTCGGACGTCTCGGCGATCATAAAACGAGAGTGGTGGCAGCTTTGGGATCAAGATGACCCTCCAGAGTGTGAGTTTCTCATTCAATCCTGGGATACGGCGTTCTTAAAGACCGAGCGGAGTGACTATTCAGCCTGTACAACGTGGGGTGTGTTCTATCGGGACAATGCGGTGGGGGTTCCTAGCGCTAATATCATCCTACTTAATGCATTCAAACGGCGGATGGAGTTTCCTGAGTTAAAACAAAAGGCGTATGAGCAGTGGAAAGAGTGGGAACCAGATTCTCTAATCGTGGAAGCTAAAGCTTCTGGTGCTCCACTGGTATTTGAGCTACGGGCAATGGGTATCCCTGTCCAAGAGTTTACCCCTAGCAAGGGCAATGACAAGATTGCGCGTCTAAATGCGGTAGCAGACATATTTGCGTCTGGAAGAGTCTGGGTTCCCCCAACACACTGGGCGGAAGAGTTAGTTGAAGAAGTAGCGAGTTTTCCATCTGGCGAGCACGACGACTTAGTGGACAGTATGTCTCAAGCCCTGTTAAGATTCAGACGTGGCGGCTTTGTGCAGTTAGATTCTGATTATGAAGACGAGCCAACGACATTCAAGTCCCGTAGGCACAAAGGGTATTACAACGTATAAGGCAAAATTATGGCAATTGAAAAAGGTTTATATCAAGCACCGCTAGGTATGGAGCAGTTAGCCATGGAAGAAGAACCTATAGAGATTGCTATCGAAGACCCTGAGTCAGTTGAGATTGGTATTGGGCCTTTAAGTATTCGCATTGAGCCAGACGAAGAGTCTGAAGAGGATTTTTCTGTAAACCTAGCGGAATACATGAGTGAGCAAGATCTTCAGTCCTTAGCCTCTGAATTAATTTCTGACTTTGATGATGACATCTCTTCTCGTAGAGATTGGATGCAGACTTATGTTGATGGTTTAGAACTACTCGGCATGAAGATTGAAGAACGTACTGAACCATGGGAAGGCGCTTGCGGTGTGTACCATCCGCTCCTCTCTGAAGCACTAGTTAAGTTTCAGTCAGAGACCATGATGGAAACGTTTCCAGCCGCAGGTCCAGTCAAGATTGAAATCATTGGTCGTGAAACGACAGAGAAGAAAGATGCAGCAGAACGTGTCAAAGAAGACATGAACTACCAACTTACAGATGTGATGAAGGAGTACAGACCTGAGCATGAGCGCATGTTATGGGGTTTAGGTCTTTCAGGTAATGCGTTTAAAAAAGTCTATTACGATCCAAATTTAGAGCGTCAAGCATCTATATTTGTACCTGCAGAAGACATCGTGGTCCCTTACGGCGCTAGCAATATAGAAACTTCTGAGCGTGTCACACACGTGATGCGTAAGACCAAGAACGAGTTAATTCGATTGCAAGTAGCTGGTTTTTATTGCGACGTTGACTTAGGTGACCCAGTTAATTCGCTTGATGAAGTAGAGAAGAAGATTGCAGAAAAGATGGGCTTTAGAGCTACGTCGGATGATCGCTTCAAACTTCTTGAGATGCACGTTAATTTAGACCTTGCTGGTCACGAGCATAAAGATGATGATGGTAAACCAACAGGTATTGCCCTTCCTTATGTAGTAACTATTGAAAAAGGAACAAGTAATGTTCTTGCAATTAGACGGAACTGGGAACCAGATGATAAAACACATGCAAAACGCAACCATTTCGTGCATTACGGTTATATCCCAGGTTTTGGTTTTTATTGTTTTGGTCTTATTCACCTCATTGGGGCTTTTGCTAAGTCTGGTACTAGCATTCTTCGTCAGCTTGTTGATGCTGGCACTCTTTCTAATCTTCCAGGGGGGTTCAAAACGCGGGGCTTACGGATTAAAGGTGACGACACCCCGATCAGCCCAGGTGAATTCCGTGACGTAGACGTACCTAGCGGAACTATGCGGGATAACATCCTGCCTCTTCCATATAAGGAACCAAGTCAGACTTTGTATCAGTTGATGAATCAAATCATTGATGAAGGTCGCCGCTTTGCAGCAGCTGCGGATATGAAGATTAGCGACATGTCTTCTAATTCGCCAGTGGGAACCACGCTTGCAATATTAGAAAGAACATTAAAAGTAATGAGTGCGGTACAAGCTCGTATCCACTATGCAATGAAACAAGAGTTCCGTCTTTTAAAGAAGATTATTGCGGACTACACTCCTGAGGAATATACCTACGAGCCAATTGAAGGTAGTCGTAGAGCAAAGAAATCAGACTATGACCAAGTAAACGTCATACCTGTATCAGACCCCAACGCGGCTACTATGTCGCAAAAAGTAGTGCAGTATCAAGCAGCTCTACAACTCGCTCAAACGGCACCGCAGCTCTATGATTTACCGTTACTACATCGGCAGATGTTAGACGTGTTGGGTATCAAAAATTATTCAAAACTTGTACCAACTCAGGACGACAAAAAACCAGTTGACCCTGTTACTGAGAATATGAACCTGCTTAACATGAAGCCCGTCAAGGCTTTCCTTTATCAAGATCATCAGGCCCATATTGCTGTGCATATGTCAGCTATGCAAGATCCTAAGATTATGCAACTTGTTCAACAAAGCCCAACGGCACAAGCGATTGGTGCGGCAATGGCTGCTCATATTTCTGAGCATATTGCTTATGAGTATCGTAAACAGATGGAAATGCGTATGGGCATGGAACTTCCACCTGATAGCAAACAATACGAAGATGAAGGCATTCCAGAAGAATTGGAAGTCAGAATCTCGCAACTCGCTGCTCAAGCAGCGCAACAAATGTTGCAGCAGAACCAACAAGAGGTTCAAGCTCAACAAAACGCTCAGGCGCAACAAGACCCACTGGTCCAAATGCAACAGATGGAATTACAGCTGAAGCAAGCAGACCTGCAACTTAAGCAGCAAAAACTTCAAGTTGATGCAGCAACTAAAGCTGACCAAATTCGTATTGAAGAATCTCGAATTGAAGCTCAGAAAGAAATTGCTGGTATGCAAGTTGGAGCAAAAATTGCCAAAGATAAAGCCGACCTCGAAGCTAAGATGGAGTTGGAAGGCTTAAAAATTGGCACAGACATCGCCCATAAAAGGGCGCAATTAAACGTACCGAAAGGGACGCAAAAGAAAGGTGATTGATGGACAAAACGCTTGAAGTACTGCTTAAACAGTACAAAGATAAGCGCAACCAAATAGCTGATGCCGTTTCCAGTGGCGCAGCTAAGGATTACGCAGAGTACCGCGCACTTTGTGGTGAGATACGAGGCCTTCTTACTGCTGAGTCATATTTATTAGACCTCGCAAAAAATCTGGAGAACGCTAATGACTAACGTCATTGATTTAGAAAAAGCAGTAGATTTAAGTGCAATATTAAATAAAGAAGCAGAAGAAAGAGCCAAACAACTCCCTGTACCCCAAGGGTATAGAATACTTTGCGCAATTCCAGAAACAGAAGAGGCTTTCGATAGCGGGATTATTAAGTCCGATGAAACCCGCAGGCACGATGAGTTATTAACTACGGTTTTATTTGTAGTTGATATAGGTCCAGATTGCTATCAAGATAAAACTAGGTTTCCTAACGGTCCTTGGTGTAAAAAAGGCGATTTTATTTTGGTGCGTCCAAATGCTGGTACCCGTCTGGTAATCCATGACAGGGAATTCCGCATTATTAACGACGACTCGGTGGAAGCTGTAGTTCAAGATCCTCGTGGAATTAAACGTAAATTTATTTAGGAGATAAACCATGGCTGAAATTCAAAAAGATGACTATAAATTCCCTCACGAAGCAGAAGAAACTAAGGGTAAACCCGTAGATACAGAAGAAACATTTGAGATTGAGGTAGAAGACGATACTCCAGCGGAAGATCGGCAAGCTAAGCCCTTGCCTGATGAAGTAAAAAAAGAACTTGATGATGACAACCTTATGGAGTATTCCAATAAGGTAAAAATGCGTCTTGAGCAGATGAAAAAAGCTTGGCACGACGAACGTCGAGTTAAAGAAGCAGCGGAAAGAGAAAAAGAGGAAGCAGTTCGATTTGCACAACAAATTTCTCAAGAGAATCAAAGACTTAAGAAACAATATAGTGCTGGCGAAAAGACTTATATTGAAACTGTACAAAATGCCGCTGATACAGAAGTAGAAATGGCAAAACGAGTCTACCGTGACGCCTATGACTCGGGAGATTCAGATCGCATTGTTGAGGCTCAACAAAAACTTACTGAAGCTAGCTTAAAACAAGATAGGGCTAAAAACTTTAGGCCCTCTTTACAAACTGAAGAAGATGATGTACAAATACCACAACAAACGACTCAGACTCAAGAAAGTCCGAAGATCGACCCGCTAACTTCCAAGTGGCTTGAAAGAAATACTTGGTACGGGCCTGATGAAGAGATGACTGCCTTGGCTTTGGGTACGCATGCAAAGCTTGAAAAAGAATTTGGTAAAGGTTATATTGGTAGCGAAGAGTATTTCAAACGTATAGATAACACTATGCGCAAAAGATTTCCCGAAAATTTTTCGGACGAATTAGAAGTAGAAACGCAGGTTGGGGGCGACAAGCCCAATCAGCGCACTGAAGCCAGATCGGCACCAGTAGTAGCACCAGCAACGCGTAGCACGGCGTCAAAAAGAATTGTGCTAAAAGCAAGTCAAGTGGCGTTAGCTAAAAAACTTGGCTTAACCCCTGAGCAGTATGCTCGGGAAATGCAAAAACTGGAGGCTTAAAATGGCAACAAACAAACTTGCTCGCGAACTAGATACCCGTGCAACAAGCGAACGTCCTACGCAGTGGGCGCCAGCAGAATTGCTCCCTGAGCCTGATAAACAGGCTGGGTATGCGTATAGATGGATTCGTACTTCAACGCTGAATCAAGCGGACCCCCGCAATCTCTCTGGGAAACTAAGAGAAGGCTGGGAGCCTGTAGGAATTGAAGAACAACCCAAGTTTCAACTGCTAGTTGATCCCAATAGTCGCTTTAAGGACAATATTGAGATTGGCGGGTTATTGCTTTGCAAGACTCCAGAAGAATTTGTTGCCCAACGTAATTCACATTACCAAAAGCAAGCAGAAAATCAGATGGAAGCTGTAGACAGTAGCCTTATGCGCCAAAGTGACCCAAGGATGCCGCTCTTTAAAGAGAGCAAGTCCACGACGACCTTTGGTAAAGGTTAATTTAATTTAGGAGATTCAAATGGCTTATCCAACCGTTTCAAATCCCTATGGCTTTAAACCAATTAATCGTTTAGATGGCTTACCATACGCAGGTGCAACACGTCAGTACCCTGTTACTTCTGGTCAAGCAATTTACAACGGTCAACCAGTGGTTTTGGCTATAGGCGGTACAGTATCAGGCGATTCAGATTTAACACAAGGAAATATTCTTGGTGTTGCAGTCGGTGTTCAATACACTAACTCATCTGGTCAAACAGTTCAGGCTCAATATGCACCAGCATCTGGCGTAACTAACGTTATTGCTTATGTTGTTGATGATCCTTTTGCTGTGTTCAAAGTTGCTATTACAGGTAACAACTCAACCATTACTGCGGCTGGCAGAAACATTGTCGGTACTAACGTAACGGGTGTTGTTGGTACACCTGACGCTACAACTGGGAATGCTACTTCTTCTATCTTCGGTGCTTCAGCTGCTGTTACAGCAACTTTCCCATTCCGTGTGGTAGACGTGGTTCCAGACACAGCGACTGGCTCAAACTCATTTGTGGAAGCAATCGTAAAGATTAACTTGTCACAACTTTTATCAACCACTGGCAATGCCGCAGCCTAATTAGGAGCATATAAATGGCTATTTCACGTGCACAACTACTGAAAGAGTTGCTCCCAGGTCTAAACGCATTGTTTGGTCTTGAGTATGCAACATATGGTGAACAACACAAAGAGATCTACGATACTGAGACCTCTGAGCGTTCGTTTGAAGAAGAAACAAAACTGTCTGGCTTCTCAGCTGCACCAGTCAAAAACGAGGGTTCTGCCATCGCTTATGACAATGCACAAGAGGCTTTCACAGCTCGCTATAACCACGAAACTATTGCCCTTGGCTTTAGCTTGACCGAAGAAGCAATCGAAGATAACCTCTACGATTCTTTGTCAGCTCGCTACACTAAGGCTTTGGCTCGTGCTATGGCATACACCAAGCAAACTAAGGCAGCTTCCGTTCTAAACAACGGTTTCACTGCTGGAGCTTTTGCTGGTGGTGACGGTGTGGCTTTATTTAGCACCTCACACCCACTGGTTTCTGGTGGTGTAAACAGCAACACTCAGGCTACCCCTGCCGACTTGAATGAGACTTCCTTGGAAGCCGCAGTTATTCAGATCGCTGCTTGGACAGACGAGCGTGGCTTGTTAATCGCTGCTAAACCTAAGAAGTTAGTCGTTCCACCTGCACTCCAGTTCGTTGCTACCCGTCTCTTAGAGACTCAGCTTCGTGTTGGTACTGCCGACAATGACATTAACGCTATCGTAAACAATGGTTCGATCCCAGAAGG